GCATCACCAGACACCAAAGCATTGCCAGATACCAAAGCATTGCCAGATACCAAAGCATTGCCAGATACCCTAGCATCACCAGACACCCAAGCATTGCCAGACTGATTTAAATTATCTTCTTTTTCTACATATCCCCCAAGCTCACCAGCGTTTACATTTCCAAAAGAAACTAATGCCTTTACTTGAAAAAACTTTCTTCCATAAAACTCAAATTCACCAGCTAACTCATACTTTTTCATCTTATCCCCTTTCTTAAATTATAAATGTATTATAATCTAATAATTATTAAAGTTTTATTAAATTCTAATATCTTTAGACCATTGAGCTACAATTTCTTTAAAATAGTTGTATGTTGTATTTATCTCTATTTTTTTAGTACGTTTTGAATTATGTATGACATACTCTTTTAAATTAAAAATCATTTTCTCACGTATAAAATCGTATTCCATGGTATTAATATTTAAAGTGTCTATCAAAATAAACCGCCTTGAATTAATATCTCTTTTCCCAGTTTATGCTCATCCCCCTACAATTTGCGATTACCGCCAATGCCTGCATACAAATTTAATATTTTCATTTTTTTATTCCTTTTTATAATAATTTTAAGCTACGAAAAATCGTGCCCTCAATTTCTTTTTCTTTAAGTCCATCGCCTTGGCTATTAACCCACAGAATAGCACTCTTTATCTCTTCGCTGCTTAGCCCCTCATCTTGCAAATATTTAGCACAACTAAATAAATAAGTATTGCGACCCCCTGCTCCGAAACGCTCATAAAATTTTAATACTTCTAAAAGTTTATCGGTGTATAGAATTGATCTTAAATAATCAATCTTTGGAATGTCTGTGTTATACGTTGGTTTATAAACTGGCGTAATTGCGTGAACTTGTTTTTCTTTGTCTTTTTGTATCTTAAAATATAGCTTAGCTTGTTTTTGTACTACGTCATAATCAAAAAAGTGTTTAGTTTTATTGATTGTAATTTCGCTATCTTTAAAGCCATAATAAAATCGTGCAATGTCTTTACACGCTTTATCATTACCGTATTTTAAAATGATAAAAGTCATTGTTTCCTTATACTCGTCAATAGTAGTATTTAATGGCTTTTTCAGTGGTAATATTAATCTAAATCTATCGCATACATGATTGTTTTTTTCTTTTTGGTGACTCTTGGTCGTAGCAATTATATGCGTATAATCTTTAAATAACTCTCTTGCCTCTTCGATTGTCAATCCATCATCAAAATCTAGCATGATCGTATTGCACTCTTCCAAAATACTATTAATCTCTAATCTATAATTTTTATCATAAATAAAAGGTGAATAGTTCATCTCAGTTTTTAATACCTCTCCAAACTCTTCTAAAGTTTGAACGGTATAGCCTATAAATCCTTCGCTTAAATGATTAGAATATGAAAAATTTATCATGTCATAGTCCAAATAAATCGCTAATTTTTTCGTCACTATATTCTATTTCTTCGCATCTAATAGGCTTACTATTCATAATACCGCCTATAATTTTATCAATTGTAATTTTAGGAATAATAGTTGTCTCAAACGCATCGTTATTGTACAGTTTATAAAGAATAGGAGTAGCCCCACGATTATCTTTTGTGCATGTTACAAGTCTTATTCCCTGCGACTTTTTAAACTCATCTTCTTCTATTCTTATCCCTTTTTCGCTTTTAGTTTCCTGCAATGGTATGCTTATATTATAACAACATCGCACCGCATCAACAAAAGCACCTGCCCCCCTAGTATTTCCGTCAGTTTTCGAAGCATGATGAATAATAATGATCGTTATATCGACTTCTTTGCACCAATTAATGAAAGGTTGCATAAATACACGTGCTTGGCTATTATCGTTCTCATTTCCGCTAAAGAACGCCAGCAGTGGGTCAATAATTAATAGTCGCACATCGTACATGCAACAAAACTCTTTTAACTCATTTAATTTGTCATTATCAAAGGCAAAATCATGCCCTTTTGAATGTGCAAAATGAATAGGGTCGTCCGTAATTAATAGAACTCTTTTTTCGTCATATTCGTTTATAATCCCAAAAGTTTTAAGAGTCTCACTTCTGTTTTTAACATTCCCTGCATCATCTTCCGTGAGCCACATCGCTACGTTACCAACATGATTAATACAATATTCAGCCGCCAACTTGATAGATAAATTGGTCTTACCTATACCACCACGTGCACTTACCATGCAAAGAGTATTTTGAGGAAAAGGCATGAAGTGATTTAAAATAAATTTTTGTTCTACTTCCACACTTTCGTGCATTGTTTGGAAACTAAGCATTTTTTGACTTCTTAGTATGTGCTAATTGAGCATCTTTTAATTGCTCTCTTTGCAACATATCAAGTTCATAGAGTTCTCTTTTTTCTTTTTCTTCTTTTGTTTCTTCTTTTTGGGGTACTGTTTCTTTTTTTGTTTTATTAGTCCAGTTCTTTTTTGCAGAGATACTTTTTTTCTCACATGCTAAATTGTATTTAACATTATTATTTTTTAATTCGTTAGTTATGAATTCGTATAGTGGAATTAATATAGGAGTGTTTGATAGATTATATTTTTTGTCTTCTATTTCATGTAAAAAAATAGCCTCAAATAATAAACCCTTTTCCTCATTTGATAAAAACTTTATCAATGAGTAATAGTTTTTCTTTAAGAAAAAACCTTCTTTTTGTTTTGCTTTATCTTCCATTATTTATCTCTCGAGATATTTTATAGAGAGGAATGTGAGGGGTTCTCAAACCATCACGTTCATAATAAAAATTATAAACTCTCTTATCGGTTATCAATTAAGATAACCTTTTGGTTTGAGAACCGATAAAAGATTTAAACTTTCCAAAACTATATCTTTTAAATATTTAAAACAAACTTTAACACAAATAATACTTTTTTATAAATTATGGTGCACCATACTACAGTATAGATATCTATGGATATCCTAAGTGATAGATAGAATGATAGAAGATAGATAGATATCATAGGCGTTGGCTTTTGGCTTACGCCAATCCAACGCCATATAAGAAATTAAATACCTTTTAAACTTTTAATATACTTCTTCATTGTGTTAGCAGAAGTTCCAAACGTCCGTACCAGTAACGCTACACTTGCCTTGTTGTTTAGTAATGCCTCTATCTCTTGCCGATGTTGGTCTAGCAATAGCATAGAGGGGGATTGCTTACGACTCATGCGTCTCCTTTAATTTTTTTAATATCCATTCGCACGCTTTTATAACAGCTTCTATTCTTGAAACAAAAGGCGTAAATGTGTCAGATATTACAAATACATCTCCAACTTTTATTCCTAAAATTTTTTCATCTGTAAGCAAACAATATTTTCCGTCAACTTCTTTTGAACAAATATCATATCCTTTATTTAAAGCCCAATCAATACAATATTTATGCACCAATTCATAAATATTTATTTGATGATATAGGCTATAATCGTTTTCAACTGGAGAGTAGTTTAAATATCCTTCGTTTATATTACCAACAGAAGAGATATTAACTCCCAATACCTCTTGTAATAGTTGCTTACTAATCATAATGACTCACTTAATCTTTTATTTAACATATTTCTCATTGTTATGTTTCCTTTGGCAATTCCGTTAAGTACCATAAATTCTGATACTTTAAAATATTCTGATAACTCTTTAACTATTTTTGAAACGATTTCTTTTTTATTTAACTCTTTCATCGTATCCCCTTTTGTTTTGATACCGTTATTATATACCCATATAACTTTAATACAGCTTAATTTTGATTGATTTTAAATCAAACTTGATTGATTATGCGATATTAATTTATTTTAGCGTCACCCCTTTACTTATTTATAAAAAAATAGTATAATAACGGAAAAGAAGCGAGGAAATAAAATGCAAAATATTAAAAAATGGCTATTCACAAAACAAGAGCGTACTAATTTGTTTCTTTTGTGCGATAATATTATTTCTTTAATTTTACTTTATATTGTTGTTACATCAAACTAAGGACAATTAATTGAACGCAGTACAAAAAACAGATGCACAACTTAGAGCGGAGTTAAAAGAAATTTACGCAAAGAGTGAGCGAGGATATAAAGACGGTAAGTGGGTGCATGGCTCAATTATTGCTACACGTCAAAAGCTATGCAAGGAAGCAAAGATTAGCTCTAACACCATGTATGCTTTTGAGAAAGCTGAACATAACTTAGGGTATCAGCACTTGTGTCGCTTGTGCGATTGGATTGATAAGAATAAGAGGGAAGTAGACGACAATGGGAGATAAGTTTGTTAAGAATGATTAAAGATGGTATTTGGATAAAGGGGATATAATGTCGTACACATATCATTGCTCACGTTGTAACGTAACCGTTGAGATCATTAAACCTATGAGTGAAGCTTCACGACACGAGTATTGCAAGTGTGGTAGAGAGATGGGAAAAGTATATAGTGCGCCTAGTATTAAGACTGGGGACGGCACTAAAAAATGATTTTACAAAAGGTTAAATTATGGTTATGATATGCTATTCTGTTTTTATTCCTTTTCAGAATAGCCCCTTAGCAATAGAGGGCTTAAACTGATGGATTTATTAAGTCGTTTTTACGTAGTGATGGAACACTTCAACGATGATGACAGAATAGCCGCTCACGCCATAACTATTTTTGCAAAAGATCAGACTCCAACGTGTAACATTTATAAAGACTTATTAGCTGTAAAAGTTAGACATTGGACGCCTATTTTAGAAAAGATCATAAAAACAAATGACTTAACCGAATGGATTAATGAAACAACATTTAAATTAGATATGATGAGAGATAACTTTTGGAGTTGTGGCGATAGCATGGCTATTCAAAAAGGTGTTTGGATATTCCAAGCAAATGAGGAGATGGAAGAATGAAATGGTTTACAGAATGGATTTTGTAATAATCGAGTTTATTATTATGGTCGTTAAAATTGTGCTTCATGCCAAAAATATTACTTTGTTTTAGATTGGGGAGATAATGAGATTTGCAAACTTTGTTACTTCAAAACTAAAAAGGGGTGGTTGGTTCGAACAAAAGAAAATTAAAAAATTAGAAGTTATAGTATCTGTGAAAGATATTGAAGAAATAAAAGAACTTGTTAGCTTATTTGAAAAATACAAAGATGAATTGCCAGAAGAATTAAAAAAGTCTTTAAAAGAATTTGCAGAAGGATTTGACAATAAAAAACTTCATACTCAAATTTAAAAACGATCTTACAATGGTGTTGGGTATAGCTTTATCAGGAATAATAGCATTTTCTTTTATTGCTTTGTGGATATGTAGATGATGATTAAAAAATTTTATGAAAAATTTATGAAGTTTGAGCATAAAAGAGCAGTAAGCAAAATGGAAAGTTTTAATCATATCAGAGGAATTAAGTAATGAAACAAGTACAAGAAGATTTCAGAGCTAAAAAATGCTTGCAAGGTCACAAAATACCAAAATTAGAAAACCTAAACGTAAAAGATAAATATTTCTGCCCAATATGTAAAACACATGCACATGTATCGTTTAACTGTTCTTTAAAGCCTAGATTGAGTTGTTTTTGTGGAAATATAAATATAAAGGCTGAGCATGGCATATAGTCCAGAGCAATGGGAACGTGCAAAAGCTTATTATGAAAGTGGACAATACTCCCTTAGTCAAAATGAAGCTAAAAGCGGAATAGGAAAATCAGCTATCTCCAAAATGGCAAAAAATCAACAGTGGAAAAATGGAGCTAATGCCGATTATATAGAAGCTAAAGAAATTATAGCTGTAAAAAAGTCAACACTAAATTCAACAGCAATAAATATTCTCGATGACATTGCAACAGACGTAATCAAACATAGGTCGCTAATAAACTCAAATGCTGAGCTATTGGCAAGCCATATTCCAAAAGTAGTGAATTCTTTTATAACTAAACAGATCAACGCAGAAACTGGCGAAGAAGAAGAGCTGTATGCTTTAGAAGCCAAAACAATCAAAGAACTTGCAGAGGCTAACGACAAGCTTGCTATCACCCTAGAACTTGCCCCACGTCACGCAAACCAACAAATAAACGTTAATACACAAACAAACACACAAGTGAATAACATTACTAAAGATTTAATAAAAGAAACACTATTAGAATTTAATAATGAATATTGATGTTTTAAAAGAAGTATTATTAGAAGATTTTATATACTACCTTCGATGGTCGTTTAAAACAAAATATAACTCTAAATTTATTCTTACCGACAGTCATATTGAAGTATGCCAAGTTCTTATACGAGTTTACCTTGGAGAAATCAAAAAGCTTATCGTTAATATGCCCCCGCGTAGCGGAAAGACTGAAATTGTAAACACTTTTATCGAATGGACTTTAACTAAGCACCCTAAAGCTAAATACATTATGACGTCTTACTCAGATGTTCTTGTCGCAAACAGTTCTCAACAAATACGCGATATGTTTAACTCATTAGAACATAAAGCGATGTTTAATATCGAGACAAAAAAAGATACGCAAAGTAAAAAGCTATGGAAGACGTCAGAGAATGGAGGTGTTTATGCTGTGTCGAGCTTTGGGCAGATTACTGGGCATGGTGCGGGACTTAAGACCAAAGACGAGTGGGGTGGCTGTATTGTAATTGATGACCCGCTAAAGCCTGACGATGCGAACAGTCTTTTAAAGCTTGGTAAAGTTCGGGAATGGTACGAAACTACGCTATCAAACCGTATCAATAACCCTGACGTTCCTATCATTATCATTATGCAACGTTTACACACGGACGATCTTGTCGGGTGTATAGAACAAAACGCATTTAAAGATTTAAAAGAATGGGAAATACTAAAGATCAAAGCTGTAGACGAAGTTAATAACGTCTCGTTTTGGGAGGACTTCTACCCCCTTGATAATCTTGCAAAAATGAAAGAATCAAATACCTCTTATTATTATTCACAGTTCCAGCAAGAGCCGATCATTAAAGGTGGTAATAGAATTAAGATTGATTGGTTTAAGTGGTGGAAAGTATTACCTAAAATATCTCATTTATTTATCACGGTAGATACAGCACAAAAGACTAAAGAGCAAAACGATTACAGCGTAGCTCAGTGTTGGGCAGTAAGCGTTGATAAGGACATTTACTTAATTGATATGTTAAGAGGCAAATTTGAAGCCCCAGAGCTTCGCAAAAGGCTAAAACTATTCTATAACAAGCATAACAATAATGAAATAGCCTCACTTCGCAAAATGTACATTGAAGATAAGTCCAGTGGTAGCAGTTTATTACAAGATTTTAAATTAGAAAAAATGAAAATTGAAGCCGTACAGCGTAATGTGGATAAAGTTTTAAGGTGCGATGATGACAGCCCAAATATTGAAGCAGGGCGCGTTTATCTTAATGAAGAGATAGATCAAGTAGGAGATTTAATTGCCGAGGCTTCTGCGTTCCCATTTGGGAAACATGACGATACCCTAGACCCATTATTTGATGCTATTGAAAAAGGAATAGTTACTAGACGCAACTCATTTTTCTAATCTTTTATTTTTTGCTATGATTATACCAAGGAGTTGCCCATGTTTGATTTTTGGAAAAAGAAAGATGAAGTAGTGCTAGTTAAAATAAAAAAAGGTCTTTTAGATCAAAACTTTCAAGTAGATAATAAAGAAGCAATTAATGCGGTTTATAAAAATAACTTTCAGCGCACAGCAGAGCAACACTTTGCACCAACTGTTGCAATGGATAGCATAGACAGCACATTATCTCTTAAGCAGATCGACAGAGGAACGTTACCAGATAACCTTTTAATGTGGTACGGCTCTCAATCATTTATAGGTTATCAAACATGCGCTATGTTGTCTCAGCATTGGCTTATTCAAAAAGCGTGTAATGTTCCAGCGCGCGAAGCAGTCCGCAAAGGGTGGGAAGTTACCGTAAACGATGGAAATGAGGTTGACATTGAATTAGTAGCGCAACTTCGCAAACTAGAAAAGAAATACAAGCTCACCAAGAACATGACAGAGTTTGTTAAAATGGGTCGCGTGTTTGGTATTCGTATTGCTATGTTTAAAGTGGAAAGCACAGACCCTAAGTATTACGAAAACCCTTTTAACATAGACGGCATTAATCCAAACAGCTATAAAGGCATTTCCCAAATTGACCCGTATTGGTGTGCGCCTGAACTTGACACAGAATCAGCAGGCGACCCTTCGGCAATTAGCTTTTATGAGCCTACTTATTGGATTGTAGCAGGGCAAAGAATACATAAGTCGCATTTAGTCATTTTTAGAGGCGATGAAGTTCCAGACATTTTAAAACCGACTTACTTATACGGTGGGTTGTCAGTTCCGCAAAAGATTTGCGAACGAGTGTATAATGCAGAGCGCACAGCAAACGAAGCTCCAGCGTTAGCAATGAGCAAGCGTACCACTATGTTAAAAGTTGACATGGATAAAGTAATGTCCGACCAACAAGCGTTTGAGCAAACATTGCTTAAATGGATTGAATATCGCGATAACTTTGGTGTTAAAGTAGTAGGTATTGATGAAGATATGCAACAGTTCGACACAGCGCTTGGAGATTTTGACAACGTCACAATGACCCAGTACCAACTTGTAGCGAGCGCGGCAAACGTACCAGTTACCAAACTTTTAGGAACTACCCCTAAAGGATTTAACAGTACGGGTGAGTATGAAGAAGCAAGCTACCACGAAGAACTCGAGAGTATCCAAACTCACGACTTAGAGCCATTATTAGAACGTCATTACGCTATTTGTATTCGTTCTGATTTAAAAAAAGAATTTGAAGTGGATATTACATGGAACCCTCTAGATGCATTAACAGAAAATGAACAAGCAGACATTAACCTTAAAAAGTCTCAATCAGATCAAAATTATGTAAACATGGGTGCGATAGATGCGGGGATGGTGCACGAAAGATTAATTACCGATGAAAAAAGCGGTTACAATGGATTAACAGCAGAGGACGATTATGAAGAAGAAAGTGACATTAACACCAATACGAGCAAAATGGGTAGCACAGAGAAAGAAGACAATCCTGAAAGGCAAGCCACTCAATCATAATTTCGCAATCGGTGAACGATATAAGCAACGCTTAACCAAAGTAATCGAGCATATGCAAGCGGTCACTATGCGAGAAGTCAAAGCACTTTATAAAACAGATTACGCGCAAAGCCATTTTGCTATGGACGCTAGTATCGCAAGCCAAACTAAAATATTATTTAATGATCTCAATAAGCGTTTTGATAAAATGTTTAAAGACTTCGCAGTTAAAGTGTCAACGCAAACTATTTACCAAATTGACAACCAAAGCAAGTCAAGCCTAGCTGAAAGCTACAAAGACTTAACGGGTGGTATGGGTATTAATACGGACTTTAGTACCTCTCCACTCAACGAGACTATTAAAGCCTCTATCAATGAGAACGTGAATCTTATTACTTCAATTAGCGAAGAGTATTTGAAAGACGTTGAGGGGGCAGTTAACCGCTCAATCACTACTGGGCAAGGACTTAAAGATTTAATACCACAGATTGAAAACATTGGTGGCGTTACGCATAGAAGGGCTAAGAATATAGCATTAGATCAGACGCGATCTATTTATAACTCAATTAATAAAATAAGAATGGAATCAAACGGAATCAAAAAGTACGAATGGATTCACAGTC